CTTGACCCCATACTTCAGGTACAAATTCTTGTCCTACTGAGTCAGCTGCAGCAGCAGATGCACCACCTTGCAGCATATTAATATCTAATGGATCACTTATGTTTGCCATTTATAAAACCTTCTCTTTCTATTTTTTAGCAAAAGATTTTACGATGTCTTTCCAATTTCTTTCTTTGTCTTGTTTTGACATTTTATGCCAATCATCAGACACAGGCTTTCCTTTAACAGTACCTCTAACACTTGGTTCTGTAGGAGTTACAGATTTTAGCTCTGACACCATAAACTCTAATACTTCTAAGTCTTTGTTTTTGAATTGTTCACGCTTATCTTCAGGTAACTCAAGTAACAAATCAGATTTTCTCTTATCTATAATAGCTGTGTATTTTTCTTTATACGAAGATAAAGATTCATTTTCAGTTTCTAACTTTTCAGCTAGAGTCTTAAACTCTTCTTTTTCTTTTAGCTTTTTATTTTCTTGAGCTTCTAATTGTTTTGTTATTTCAGCTAACTTATTTTCAGCTTCTTGAGCTCTTTTTCTATACTTCTTGCTTTCTGCTATGTACTCATTCTGAGCTGGTTCTTGAGTTACATTCTCTGTACCATTATCCACTACTGTTTCATTTGATACTGTTTTTTCTTCAGTCATACTGACTCCTATATATTGTATATTTGTTGTTTCAAAATACTATATCTTGCTTTTTCCATACATTGTAACTTAACTTATAAAGGTAGAAATATGCAAGATTTAAATAATTACAAAAAAAAATGGTTTGATTATTTAGGTTACAAACCTCATGCAGGACAAGATAAATTGCACTTTCCTACTAAAGAATCTGCAAGGTTTTTTGTTATGGTTTGTGGGAGGAGATTTGGAAAGACAACTGCAAGTGCTATGGAAGCGACATTTTATGCCTCCCAGCCTAATAAAAGAATTTGGTTAGTAGGCTTATCATACGATAAAGCTGACCTTATGTTCCGAGAAATATGGCAACTTATGGTTATAGGACGTTCTAATGATGTAATTAAAGCTTCTGAAAAAGAAAGATATATTAAGTTTAAATGGGGAACTACTGTTGAAGCTAAATCAGCAGACAACCCTGATTCACTTGTAGGTGAAGGTTTAGACCTGCTGATAATAGATGAAGCTGCCAAAGTAAAGCCAAGAATATGGGATATGTATTTATCACCTACTTTATCAGATAGAAAAGGTAAAGGTATATTTATATCAACACCTGAAGGGTTTAATTGGTTATATGATTTATTTTTATTGGGAAAAAGTGATGAACTTTGGGAATCACATCAAGCACCATCTTGGGATAACCAATATTCATTTCCAAAAGGTCAAAGTGATCAATTCCTTATTGAGAGAAAAAGGAATATGTCTAAAGAACTTTTTGACCAAGAGTACGGAGCACAATTTACATCGTTTGAAGGTAGGGTTTATCCTTTTGATAGGAATATTGATGTCGGCTACTATCCTTACAATCCACATCTTCCTACTTTTTGTAGTATTGATTTTGGGTACAGGATGCCTTCTGTGGGATGGTATCAAACCTACCGAGTAAATGGTGAATGGCATATAAACATGATAGATGAAATAATACATCAAACAAATATGAAAACAGATGAACTTGTACAAATGATTAAGAGTAAACCATATAGAGTAGGTAGATACTATGGTGACCCTGCTGGTTTACAAGCATCAAGTCAATCAGGTGTAGGAGATATAGAAATTTTTAGAAAAATGGGTATCGTAGTAAACACAATAACAGACAAAGCATCGAGAAGTATATCTGCTGGTATAAACCATGTAAGAAGCTTTATTGAAAATGCTAATGGTGAAAGATACTTACATTTAAATAGCAATTGTATGGGTATGGCAGAAGATTTAGAAAGTTATAGGTATCCTGAAGTAGTAGAAGGAAAAGATTTAAAACCTGAACCATTAAAAGATGGTTACCATGATCATGGATGTGATCAATTAAGATATTTTTTTATTAACCATTTTCCAATTAAAAACAGAGAAATTAAAGTGAGGAAGAGATAATGTATTCAGAGGCTGATGTAATAAAAGAGAGTTTAAAGAATTTAAAAGTATATAATCATAAAGAAAGAGAAGGTTATGTAAATAAACTTCTAGATTATTATAATGGAAATGCAACATTCCAATATATATCATCGAGATTTGATTTGGAAGCATTTAGCGAAGTTCCTCCATATGAAGCGAACATAACTAAAAAGTTTATAAATAAAATGTCAAGAATCTATACAGTAGGTGCAGACAGAAACATAAATAATAGATATTCTGATTTAACTGCACTTAAAGACTCTAAAATGAAGCACATAGAAAGAATGACACGTTTAATTGGAAGTATAGCAACTAGAATTATGTATATTGATGGTGAAATGCCTTACTTTGATTATCAGCCTATATTTTATTTTCACCCTTTCTTTGATGATGACCCATTTAGACCAGTAGCTATATCATATCCATTAATGAATTATAGTGAAGATGCATCAAATGACAATGGTTTACAATATATACATTGGAATGATGTAGAATATGTTATATTTGACGAAGAAGGTGATATTTTAGAGCAAAAAGAGCATAATTTAGGTGTTTTACCATTTGTATTTACACATAGAGAGCATCAATGTGATTCTTTCTTTGTAGAAGGTGCAAATGACATAATGAACGCTAACGAACACATAAATATAACCATGACTGAGATGCAACTTGGTTTAAGGTTTCAAATGTTTGGTCAGCCAGTAGTTACAGGTGCAGATTTAGGAAATAGACAAAGATTTGGCTCAGATGTCATATTAGAGCTTCCTGAGGCAGCTGATTATGATATAAAATCACCATCAGGAGATATTGAGAAAGTTATAGAGAATGTTAAGTTCCAAATGGAGCTTGTAGCACAAAATAACCACCTATATGTACAATTTGCACAAGATGGTGGTGAAACTCCTAGTGGTATAGCCTTAAAAATTAAAGATTTAGAAAGATTTGAAGATTACCAAGATGATTTAGCACTTTGGACACAATATGAGTACCAAATGTATAATATTGAAAGAAATATTGCAAAATCTAGGAACATTAGCCTACCTAACAAGTTAAAGTTAGATTTTAACGAACCTGACTACCCAATGACAATCCAGGATCAAATTCTTTTGGATAATCATAGATTACAATTAAATTTAATATCAGAAGCAGAGCTTTTAGTAGAGTATAATAAAGATTTAACAATACAGGAAGCAGAGAAGAAAATTGCCAACAATAGACAAAAAAACAAAAAACAGTCAATCTTTAGTCAAGCTCGTGAGCAGGTTGAAACAACTCAAGGACTTCAAACCGAAGCTACCGAAGAGTAAAATTGAAGATATAATTGACAATCCTGAAGAGTGGGCAGAAGAGTTTGCTCAATTTGTACTAGAAACTGAAGGTAAAAGAATATTAGAAGCAAGAAGATTTGGTGAAAGATTCGCTAAATCATTATTAGAGGATAAAGATGCCATCATTTAAAGATGCAATACACAATAAAAGTGGTTTATCAATAGATATAAGGTTTGACTTAAAACCATTAGTTGAAGCATTAGAAAAAGCACCTGATGATTTCTTTTTTCAACAAGAATTAGAACCATATTTTTTAAGAGCTGTTGAAAAAGGAGCTAAAGCTAAGATTAAAAAAGGCAAAGCTGGAAGACAGCTTAAACCATCTACTAAAGAAATAAGAATTAAAAGAGGACAACAGCCTGGACCACCACTATTAGCATCAGGAAAACTATTTAAGAGTATTGAAGCAAGAAAAGATGGTTTATATGCTGTAGATTATGCTCAACATCATTTAGATGGGTATACTGTAAAGAAAAAAAGTAGTGAATTTACAAGATTTTGGAAAAAAGACCATAGAGTACCAAGACGTAACTTCTTACCTACTAAAGAAAAGCTAGATATTGGTAAAGGACAAAAATTGTTAGTTAACAAAATAAACCGACTTATAAAAAGGAAGTAGAAAGAGATGGCAGATGAAGAAAGAATTGACCAAGAAGAACTTAACGAAGAAGAACAAGCAATCTTTAGATGGACAGCCTTCCAACTCTCTTTCGCAATTGATGCTTTTACTCAAGAGCTTAGAAGTGAGATTAGAAAGCTTAGAGCTTCAGGCATTAGCAATGCTGAAATTGGCAGAGTCCTTGCAGACGATCTTGCCTCAGGAGGAAGAATCTTCGGAAGATATAGAAATTCTCTTCAACGAGGAATTGTATCAGGAATTATGCAAGGTCATAGGGTCGGACAAGATAAAGTTTATGGCGATAGCATAAAATTAAGATGGGTAAGTGTTGGTTCAACAAACATTTGTCCTGATTGTGAAAAAAGAATAGGAAGAGTTGAAGAATGGGATATATGGGAAAGTCTAGGTTTACCAGCAACAGGTTTTTCGGTTTGTAAAGAATATTGTTACTGCCAGTTAATCCCAGTTAAATATCCAATACAAAACAGAATATTAGTATAATGGAACAATATGGAAAAAGAATTAGAATCAGTAGCTCAGGAGTTTTTGGGCAATTATGGATGGATGTTTATCGCTGGTATTGCTTTATTTACTTTTCGTTCAGCAATAGAAGGTATAGTTGAAGGATTAAAAGTTTTTGTAGGTAAAGATTTAAATACAGATGATGTAATAACTATAGATGACAGACCAGCAAGAGTAGTTAGAGTAGGAATATTTAAAACTACTTTTTTTGTCTATAATATTGGATGTGCTAAAGGAAAACCTTTTGTAAAAGGTGGTGCTAAAATGCAAATACAAAATAGTGTACTTAAAAACCATAAAATTGAAAAGCCACTTCCTATGTTAGATTTAAGTAAATGGGAAGAAGAATGTGAGAACGAAAATGAATAAACAAACTAAAAAAATGACAATAGTAACACCTCTAGGTAGTCTTGAAAGTGATTCAGGTAGTCATTTAGTAGATGTAATAACAGTACTAGGCGTTATCTTAGCGTTTGTGATACTTAAAAAAGTAGTAAGTAAATACGTTAAATAGATTCAGCAGCTACTATTTTATCTTGCCACTCTTTCCTTTGTCCTGGAGTAGGTCTTTTAGACTTTAAAGGTTCTATACCAACAGCTTTAGCTCTCTTACGCCAATTATACCATTCTTTCTGCTTTCTATTGTATTCTTGACGCTTAATCTCATCCTTAATAGTCTTATCAAGCTTTTTCTTTTCTTTCTTAGACCTATCTATTTGACTCTCAGTATTTCTAACTGGTAATTCACTCTCTATAGGTATCTCCTGGATCATCTCAACAACTTCATCATCCTCAACAATCTCTGCATCCTCAATATGGTCCACTTTCTTTAAAAACTTCTCAAAAGGACTATCTATAGTCACATTAACATTCTTAACAAGTTTACCACTATGCTCTAAGACTAACCTACCTGCTTGTACATTACCAGCCTGTGCTTCTCTTACCATAGCCATAAGAACACTAGGTAATTGACCTCCAAACTCTACCATATACCTATCATATATAGCTTCAATGAAATTTACGTTCTTTCGCCACTTATATATAGTTTCTATAGGTACATTACACTTATCTGCTACCTGCTGTGCTTGTATATTAGGCTGTGAAGCATAAAGATCAATAGCCATATCTTGTGCTGGGTTTTTAATTATATTGCTCATATGGTATAATTTAACGCTTTTCAAAGTTCTTTTCAAACTTTTTATATTTGCCTGAATATTCAAAGTTATTATGCTAATTTTGTGTGGAATGTGAACCGACCCAAGCAAGAATTAACCTATCCCCCCATGCCCTAAAATGACTATACATAATATCAGTTATCAGAATAAGCACCTTTTTTGCACGTTTTTTAATAGTTTGAAAAAAGTTTGGGAGTGATACGAAATTGGATATACTTAATATTTCAACTTTGATTTTAAATTGTACTAATTATTATTCTTATATTTTATGCCTTAAATACGCTATTTTAAGAAAAAAAAAGATCTTTTTGGTTTAATGATATAAGTATTATTAATGTTTATTTATTGCTTGAATTGATTGTTTATTGTTATTTTAGGCATATTCTAATATATTATCTATTATACCTTATTTTGTACTATGTATATATATAATATTAATATAATAGGTGGCAATTTATTCTAGATATAAAAAAAGCCTGAAATTAATCAGGCTCTTCTTACTTTCTTTTATGTTTGTTTATTTATTCATTTATAAAGCTTAATATTATTATTATAAAGATTAACAGTATACAATAATAAAAAGCTAAGGTATTAATAACGTCTAGCATATAAACGCCCTGTTATTACTTTGAACTACAAAGCCCGACTTTATACCTTCTAGTAATTGCTGCTGTTTGAATTGAGCTGGTGCTTTAAACTTTAAGCCTACAATAACAGGTTTACCGTTTATCTTTTCATCCAGTCTTAAATCTGTTTGATCACCGTTTATGACTGTATATTCTTTATTATTGATTTTGATATTCGGTGGCAATTCATTAAAAACCATTGCCACGTTTAAACCAGCTTTTAACGCTTTGAGCGTTTCAAACATCTTACCATAATGAGAATAAGTTAATTGATAATTACCAGGCGTTTTACGTTTAAGAATTTTTGTATAGTCGTAGAACTCTATATCAGGAAACAGCTCAAATATATTCTTATTATCTTTTATTTTATAGCGTTCCCATAATATATCAGAATAAGCGTTCAATCTAAATGAAGGTTTAAGACCTTTGTTTTTAGCCTGTTTGATTGCTTTTTCTATTTCATAGACTAAAGAGTTTAAAAAATAATCACGGTCTTTAAAAAATGAGATTGTTTTTTTAATACGACTTTCTAATACGCTTGAATATACATTGGCCAGGCCACCACCACCAACGCAACTTAAACTGCAAGCAGCTTTGGATCCTGAAAATTTACTGTCATTATTACCAATTAATAATTCAGCTTTTTGGCATACATTATACCCTGATAAATTAGAGTGAGCAAAATTCAGGCTGTAAGTCAAATAACCTTCTTTCATATTCTTTTTTATTTTACTATTTGTTACACCGTTTGATAATAGATTAAACATTATTTACCACCTTTCAATTTATATTTAACATTTATATAATTTTCAGGCGTGGCGTTTTCAAACATGCTACACGCTTTTAAAATGTCAATTAATTCAAGTTTAATATTATCACTTAAACCAGGATTAAAAAGATTTTTATTAAGGTTTAAAAGCTGTTTTACGGTTTCAGCTTTTTTATTGGTTTCATAATAGCCCGTAACATTTGACCTTATATATATAACATCATTTTTATTATCACTTTTAAAAGCGTATAAAAATTCTGGTATATTATTTAAAAGCGTTTCAGCTCTTTTATTATCATTATTATTTATTTCTGTTTTCATTGTGTAACCTTTCTTTTTTAATTGATGTGATTAACATCATGTAATAATATAAATATAAATTATCATTATTTTTTAAACTTTTTTTTAAAAAGATCTTTTTTTAAGCTTTTTTTATGTTTTTTTTAGCATAAATTTTGACTATACATAATATTTGAATTTTTAAATTTGAAAAATTATTAATCTTTTTTTTTATGATTTTTTTTGCAAAAACTGGGTTCAAGGGATCAAAACACTTATAAATGAGAGGCGATGTAAAATTTTTTTAGGCATTTTCCAGGAAAAGTCAGTTTTTTAGAAGAAAATAATTAAAAAACTTGCAAAAAGTGCCTACCCCCTTTATAAATTTAGTAAAATGTAATATTTTTTGTAAATTATGGTATGGAATTTGTTAATAAAGTATTTATATATGGTAATAATAAAAAAAGTCAGAAGATCCTGGATCAAATAGATTATGTAGATTATTTAGGTACTGGTGAAACTATAGCTGCCTTTGATATGGTAAATCTTGGAGGTTATCCTGGAATCCTTTATAATACAGACAAAAGGTATAAAATTTTAGGTGATGTTTATAGCGTTACTAGAGAACAGCTTAAAGACCTGGATCAATTAAAAGGTGAAGGTGTTATTTTTGAACGTGTTTTGGAGCAAATTTTTGTTATTAACAATAATCCTAGAAGGAATGGTGTTTTATTACAAGCATGGGTATATATTTTACAAGAAATTCCACCTATTTATGATTATTCTAATATCTTTTTAACTACTAAGAACTATTTAACCTATGAGAGAATTTAGAGATTTAGATAGAGGTTACCCTACCCCTAAGCTAGGAGCAGGAAACCCAATCTATTTAACCAACGAGCCGAATCTGTCGACCTAGATAAACTTCTTATAAATACCTACAAAAGTTCGGACAATTATTTATTCATTAGTATTAATATAGCATCGCACTCAATTGCCTTCGGTTTGTGCTGTTATTATGATGCAAACCCCTTCTAGTGTAACTTTTGATCCTGGATAGCTAGAAGATTCAAACCAACCCTAACCAGGCTCACAAATATAAAAAACAAAGTATGACAATTCCAAACCTTTATAAATTAGCCTCGATGTAATTTTTTTTTAAAGAAATATTTAAATAATAGTTGCACAGAATTAAAATTATGTTTAAAATAAGGCTATGAATGAGATACTAATACAATTAATCGAAAAAAGAGCTAAGTTATCTAAGATTGTTACTGATAATGACCCTGACAAGTTACAGGCTTTAGCAGAATGGTTAGATTTATGTATAGAGATAAATCAACTATCACCATCTTATAGAGAGCTTACAATAAATGGAAAGGAAATTAATGGCTAAATTAATATTTGAACCTATAGATGAGAGAAGTACAGAACAAAAGTATAAAGATATAGAAGCTAGAAATGCAAATATGCAAAAAGAATTAGCTAATATTTTAGAAAATTGGCAAGAGTTTAAAAAAGAATTTACTGATATACAGAAAAGAAGAAAGTCTAAAGTAGTAAAACAATACGATAGTTTATTTTATTGTTTTGTTGGTGTTATAAGTTGCTTGTTATTATTGTCAATAATTAATCTTATAGGTAAAATATAATGAGAGTTATGTCTACTGCTCCACCTAAACACCTTATAAAATTAATGCCTACTGAAGCCGAGCAATATGCTTACTGCAAATCAATAGGTTGTTATTTTGAGTGTGAATGGTGTGTAGGTTATTCTGAAAGTATTCCAGTACCTACAACGATGCCTATTAAAGAAAAAATAATTAAAACCGATACTAACCCTGGCAAATACGATAATCTTGCTAAAAAGTGTACTAATAAGGCACATTATGACCATGATCATCCATTGTTTGGATATATACTGGAGGTTTTTACTGATGAAAAAGCCTGATTTTAAACAAATGAGAATTATGTTAGCTAAAAATGAAGACCCTATAGCTAAAGAGTATATTCTAGATAAAATGCCTAATGATGAAGTTATATATCAATTTATAAAACAATTTGGTAGCAACCTGCCATTGAAGGATGCTAAATAAATGAGGCAGCTTGTTAACAATCAAAATGATTTGTTATTAGATACAGGTGAAATATATAAACCTATATGGAAAGAACAAATGGATGGTAGTTATTCGTGTAATCCACCAAAATTATCTAATGGTAAAACAGATTATAATTTATTGAATTACAGTATAATTAATAAAAATGAAAACGAAAAACATGCAATATATATAAAAAATACAAAAAGAGCTGAAGCATTAGATTGGCAGCATAAAATTAAAAATATAGGTAGAAATGATAAATGTCCATGTCAAAGTGGAAAAAAATACAAAAAATGTTGTTTAAAATTATAATGGGAGTGTCCTGCTATCGTGAGGTTTCAGGCTGCAATTACCTTTCTTTGTAGTGATTAGCACTCCCAATAAATTGGAGATTTAATGATAAAAAATGAGATTAAAAAAAGAATTAAAAATGCTGGATATAGTATGAAGTTCTTAGCAGAACACAAATTAAATATTCATCATACAGAATTGTCAAATATCTGTGCAGGACGTAGAACTCCTACAAGAAAAACTTTGTCAAAACTAAGTCGCATATTGCGATGTAAAATAACTGATCTATGGGAAGAAAGGAGTTAAAATGATACAAGAAAAAGACTTGTATAAATTAAATGCTGAAACACCTGAAAATGAACGTAAATATCGTGTTGGCAATACTTTTACCTATCAAGGTAGAAAGATGGCTAATATGTTATGTTATGTTGATGCTAGGTATGTTCAGGATAAATTAGATGAAGTTGTTGGTCCATGTAATTGGTCTAGTGATTTTATTGAAATCAAAGGTAATTTGTTTTGTAAAATTACTATCACATTTCAAAGAGAAGATGGTACATATGGTACATCTACTAAAATGGATTGTGGTGTTGAGTCAAATGTTGAAAAACAAAAAGGTGAAGCTAGTGATGCTTTTAAAAGAGCAGCAGTTCAGTTTGGTATAGGTAGAGATTTATATAATTTACCTAATTATAGAGCTGAAATGACTGAGTATAATGGCAAATGGTATCCACCTAAAAACTACAAACCTTAAAGGAGAATGAATGTCAGACTATAACAATCATGGTAAAGCTACCATATTTAATAACGAAGATGCTAATGCAGAAAACAAAAGACCTAATTTATCAGGTATGATTGAGATAACTGAAGCTATACCAGCAGGTACAAAGTTAAGGATTGCTGGATGGGCAAATTATCAAGGATCAATACTTAAAAGCGTAGGTATGAATTTATCTTCTAAAGTAGGTGGCGAAGGTGATTCTACATACCAAAAACAAGCTTCAGGTAAATCCTATGAAGTGAGTAAGGATGAGGATATTCCATTTTAATGGAACATCAAATACTAATAAGAGAACCATCAGGTGAACAGAAATGGTTGCCTATTTCGGAGGTTTTTCGTATTGCGAGGAGTTACAAAAAGCCTACCCCTACACCTGTTGGTACTCTTGTTGGTTTCCAGGAATTTTGGGATTTATATGACAATAAAAAAGGCAGGTCAAAAGCTGAAATTGCTTGGAAAAGGCATGTCAAAAAGAATTTAGTAAAAATTATATTAGCACATGTTAAAAACTATGTAAAAGCAACTCCTGATAAACAATATAGGAAACACGCTTCTACATATTTAAATGGACATTCTTGGAACGATGAGATTACACAGCAAGAAGAAAAAATTGATTTAGATTTACATTACCCCCTAGATAAAACTGGAAGAGCTAGACTATCTAGGTGTAGTAAATGCAACAAAATACATTTTGGTGATATATATAAAATATTATCAGAAGATTCAAGTTGTTGCAAAGTTAAAATTAAACAATATAGGTAAATTATGGAAGATGAAATTTTAGTTAAAGTATTAAATAAAGATTTGCAAATAGCTATTCAAGCTTTAAAAGCTATTATAATCGAATCTAATGATGCTATAGCAGTTAAGATAGCTGAAGATACTTTAGAAATTATAAATTAAACTTATAGGGTAGGTACTATGTATAGCAACGAGTTCGCACACTCGACATCGAAATCCCTCCTTAAGGATAACCTACCCTCCATTTTAGGAGTAGTATGAGAACAAAAAAATGTCCTATGTGTAAAAAGCACAAAACAAAAGATGCTTGGTCAAAAGGTGGTTGGGAACATATAACTTACTGCAAACCATGTATGTCTATTCATAATGCAAAAAAAAGAGATAAAGCTCATGATATAATTATGAAAGCAACTAATAATAAAAAGTGTTGGTGGCTTTATCAAAGCATCATATCGGAAAGGAATTATAGGAAAAGTGGTAATTAAACACGAATTAGATTTTGTATATATTACAAGCGATGGTAGAAGATTTTTAAATAAACAAGATGCTATTTTATGGCAGGAAGGAATAAGCGAAGATGAGCAATCCTCAGAAGAATAAAGGTTCTAGGTTTGAAAGAAAGATTGTAGAAATTTGTGAGCTTCATGATGTTAAAGCAGTTCGTGCATGGGGATCAAATGGATTAGCACTAGGAGAACACCCTGAAGTTGATGTGCTTATAAATGACAATATAAAAGTACAGGCTAAATGTAGAAAGAAAATAGCAACACATATGCAACCTAATGAAAATGTTGATGTACAAATAATCAAGCAAGACCGAGGGCCTGTGTTGGTAGTCCAAGAATTAAATGACTGGTTAGTTAATTTAAAGGAGAAAAAATGAGTAAACGAATAGGAGGACTTGAAGTGTTTACAGGAGATGATTTTGATAATTATAAAGACCCATCAGCAAACACGACTTGGAGGCACACTAAAAATTACATAAGTGCTACAGTAAAAGGTAGAGAATGGTATCACATAAGTAGAGATAGATGCCTAACAAAAGAACAGCAATTTGATTGGATATTACATATTGAAAAAAAGATATGGGGCAATGGATATAAATTTAAAAAAGCATTTGTAAAAGCATTGAAAGAATGGGGTTTATATTAGATGAGTATCTATTGGACAGATAATGAAGGTTTAGAACACTTAATAGAATATATGTCTGATAGATATTTATTAAATTGTATAAAGTTTGTAGAAAACAACATTGAAAGACAGCCAAACTATAGACCAATGCCTTCATATTATAACTTAATAAAAGAATACAACAGGAGAATAAATGAAAGAGAAAAGAAATAATATGATGTTTCACAAAATAAATGGAGCAGATTTATTTCAAGAAGGAAAAAAAGATATAAAATCTTCACTTCGCAGCAATTCACATTGTACTAATCTTCCACCTGAAGTTTGGAATGAAATAATGGGTTGGAAAATAAATGACAATATAGTTTTAACCACAAATACACTTGCAGATACTATTACAATAAGAAGGGAAAGAAGAGATGGGTAGAGCTACAGAATTTATAGATTTTATTAATCGTAAACCAATAAGAAGTGAAGAAGAAAGAGATTTTTTATATTCACATATAACTGTAACAGATAAACTTAAAAAAGTTAGAAAAGAATATCTTAAAAGGAGTAAAAAATGAAATGGTTAAATATAATTGTTTATAGTGGTATTTTTTTAGTAGCTATGTTATTTTGGTATGCAGTTATAGTAAGATTTGTTAAGGCTTTTTCTTAGTGAGTTTTTTTGATAAGAAAAGAATCACTCTTCATACATCCTATGATTAACAGTAAAGAATATATTAAATTTGTAAAATCACATCATTGTCTTATATGTGGTAACAGTCCTGTTGATCCTGACCATTTAGAACATTTAGCAATGGGTGGTGCTAATAAAAATGGATTAAAGGATTTTTCTTGTATAAATCTTTGTCGCACTCACCATAGTGAAAGACACCATTTAGGCATAAAACGATTTGAAGAAAAGTACAATATTAACTTATGGAAAGAAGCATTTAATTTAATCAGAAAATACTTTACACAATAGAAAGGTAATTATATGAATACTAAATTTTTAAATTACAACACTTATTATAATTTGACTCATCAAGATAAAGAAATTATTGAAGAAATGGCAACTAATATTTGTAAACAAGATAGAAGCTATTTTTTAAATAATTATAAAATTGATAAAAATGTTAAATTGTATGAAATGAATTTAAATGGTTTTGGTGCTGAATTAGCTTTTTGTAGGCTTTGTGATGTAGAATTTGATTCTTCTACTATAGAAAAAGAAAATCATTTTAACAAAGAAGATGCTATATTAAAAAATGGAACAACTGTTGATGTAAAAAATACAATTTATCCAAATGGTAAACTGTTAGTCAGAATAGGTAAAGAAGAAAAAGATATAGATATATACGCTTTAGTTATAGGAAAGTTTCCTTCATTTAAATTTGCAGGATGGGCATCTTATAAAGATATTATAAACCCTGAATTAAAAAAAGATTTAGGGTATGGACCTACATATTGTTTGCCACAAGATAATTTAAATAAAATACTTGAAATTAGTTGATATGAAATTTACAGGTAAAGTAAATAATGGTAAATTAACCTTAGATGATAAAGAGATGTTTAGGCAGTATTTGTTTAATTTTGATGGTTATGTGTCAATAGAAATAAAAGCTGCCGAAAAAGTACGTTCTCCACAACAAAATGCCTATTATAGAGTAATAGTTAGGGTTTTAGGCAAAGAACTTGGCTATACACAAGATGAAATGCATAAAGTTCTTAAAGATAAATATGAATTAGAATCGACTAAAGGTTTATCTGTCCAGGAATTTGGTGAATATATTGACCAAGTTATAAGATGGGCAGTTACCGAAATGGGTATTGTATTACCTGACCCTAAGCAAGTTCATCAATTGTAACTTCAACTGAGTAAGTTCCTGGAGCAACTTGATCTACACTAAAAGTATTTTCTCTAAATGTACATATAGCAAATTGGTCAGGATTGCTGTTGTCTTTATCAGGTTGAAATATAAATGGCAGAGTTCCACCTAATGTACAATTCCATACAAAGTTAAAGCTATTATCTGATAACATAGGGTTAGGGTCGTTAAGTGTAGTATCAGTTTCACCATCACTTATAAGTGTATTAGATACTTCATTTTCCATCCACATATCACTTTCTGCTATATAAGAGAATGTAAGTTTCCAACTTCTAAGTCCTTTTCTACCTAAACCACTTTTTGATATTTGATTAAAATCATTTGTTATCTCATTAATATCATCAGTAGCTGTATCGTCTGTGGTTGATGCAATTGTTGCTAAATCTAGTTCAAATGGTGGGTATTTATAAGTTCCATTAGGACCATTCATAGTCCATTCTGTTGGTCCATCATAGTATATATTAGATAACGTCTTACCACCTATAGTCTTTTGTGATTTAATGCCATCAAATCGTCTTGACATTGTAAGATTAAGGTCAGGCGAATTAGGACAATCAAAATACTTACCTACTACTAAAGAGCCTAATTGGTGTGTGTAAGTGTCAATACCTGATGGAAAAAAAACTGCAAAACTTCTCCAATAATCATCAAGACCATTTACATTATTAAAAGTCCATATACTTGTTCCATTATATTGAGGATTACAAAGGTTACCACTACTATTTGCATTTAATATATTTTTTTCAAATATATTAGAATCATTTAATTTAAATTCTCTTTCACCTGCAGATAGACCTGCTTTACCTGAAATTTTAAAATCGTTTGTATTAGAAGCAAAATTATGATTTAGTAATGCACAAAAATTAACAGGAAATGATGTTTTAGGATTATTGTTAGCATTAGAACCTATTGTTATTGGAGAATTACTATCTACTTCTCTTAAATAAGGGTTAGAACAATTCATATACAATAATTCTGCTCCACCTCTTGTGTCATCCCAACCTAATTGTCCTGTGGCGTGTAAAAATGTAGGCATATCTACATAAAATCTTGGCGTTTTAACTTGTTTTCCCATTAATATCCTCCTGAGCCTCCTGAACTACCACCACCTGTTGTATATGAAGATGTTGTTGTTCTACGTTTTGTTTTAATTTTTGTTTTATCTACTGGCTTTGCTTCAGGTAAATCATCATCTATAATGTAAGAAGTTTTCTTAACTTTACCATTGGGTGTAATATCTTTAAAATTATCCCAAGTATCTGCTTCTACATCTAAAGACCAATTTTGTTTAGTCCATTGTGATTCGTCTTTTTTAACAACACATTTAATTTGTTTACCTTCTACGTTTGCTACTATAGCTTTATTTAATTTTATTGTGCCTTCATATTGAAATAGTAATTGATTTTTTATAGGAACATTTTGCATAGTAAAGATTATAATCTTACTAGAGTTACCTCTTAAATACCAACCTTCAGGTAATGTAGGTTTTATGTTAACTTTCCCTGTAAAATGTATTTCTATTCCCATTATGTCAGTATTAGACGATATTAAACACTCACCATTTTCATAACTAATTGTAGCAGTACCACTTGCTATTTTGCTACTAAAATCATAAACTTCTGATATTTTCTTTGCTATTGCCATTATCCCCCTACAATTACCTGTACCAACATTACTATGTCTAACACATTAACTTGTCCATCACCATTCATATCTGCTATGTTTCTACCTTCATCATCTTTAGGAAAATTATCCCAATTATCAGAAACTATTGAAGTTACAACAGTAACTACATCTAGCACATTAATTACATCATCTTGATTAACATCTCCATATAAACCATTAAACTCAAATTCTTCTTCAGGCATTCCAAATTGTGTAAAATATGCTTCATCTTGATAGTCTGCTGTATTTTTTACTTCTATAACAAATTCTATTAAAGCATTTTCAGGATATAATTCAAATTTCTTTTCTATTTGTAAAATACCATTATTACCATCCATATTAAGTGCAACATTTACTAAATCACTAGCATCAACTTCACCTAAAGGTATATTTTCTGCTTCTTCATAAGTCGTATTATTATATGTAAATGTATCAGATATATTTTTTGCCCATATATTATATTCCCAAGTTTCATCCATATTAGTTGATACAAGTGCATAAACTGTTCCATCGTTTAAAATGCTACTTCCTGTCATATCTAACCTTAAAAAAGGGTCTACAATAGAATCCCATTCTTCAGTATCAATAGAATCTTCGCTATAGTTAGAATCATCTCCTGGATCAGGTAGTTGATAGTTTTCTGTAACATCATTACCATTACCATTAATAATATCACCTGTATCTTCTTCAGCTATGCTTGGATAACCATATTCGCCACGATGCACTTGTACTGCTTCAATCATTACTTTACTTAAATATTTAGATATTTTTGTTATAAAAAATACATCATATATAAGTTGTCCATTACGTTGCTCAGGTGTTGTATAATCATATCCAAATGCAAGGTTACCACCTAATAACTCACTAAACTTAATATAATCACCTGCTTCTAGATACATATAATGTGGTGGTAAATCTATCTTAGTTACTAAATGTTGATTACAATACCACATCAATAATCTTTTTTGTAATTTTTCTGCTGTATATTTATCTCTAATATAATCTGATTCTACTTCTAATTTTGATTCTGTTGACAATTTACCATAATAATCAATACTATAAGCACTACCCTCAGAATATCCCAAACCATCTGTAGTTAGTTGATCATAATTTTCATAGATACCATTGTCTATGTTAAATCCAGTTTGACTATCATAATCACCACTAGCATAATTCTTTTTATAATGAACATTAACAGAATTATACACATCATCTAATTTCGTTAATTGAAATGAATAATTTAACACATCGTCATTACTTATAAATTGAACATCAGTATAGCTTTCTATAATTTGTTTTATGCCAATAAATTTAAATTGTCCAGCACTATTAAATGTTGGTATCAAAAGAGATGATTTAAATATGCCTTCAAATATTTCTTTAGCTTCTATTTGCTCATTTACAGTAAATCCATATTGCCAATTATTTTGTATATCAGTATTTTGGTTATCAACATTACCATCATACGACAACTCATCAGTAAGTATGTTTTCTAATATATCTTGTGCAGTTGTTATTATATTTCCATCTTTTACCCTACCACCAACACTTGCATAATAATCTAGATTAGCATAATCTTCTAAAAGAAAATCTTGCAACACATATATTTCTTTTAGATTAGCTGAAACATAATTGACTCCAGTATTTGTAAAAGAAGGTGAGCCAAATTGTATAGAATCAAAAGCATTTGTTGTATTAAAAGATTGTATTATGTTACTAACACCATCTGTATTATGTAATAGTCCATCTTCATACTCTAATCTTGCATAATCAGTATTATTTGTTTGTATTTCATTACCTAAACTACCATCATCTGCTCTTTCTGTAACAACCATTTCATGTATACCATTTGGAAATTGTGGAGGAATTGCACCATAACTTGGTATATAAGATAACCATTCTTGTAAAGTGTTTATAAAAGTTGGGGTTGATGACGCTTCAGGCATTAAAAATCGTTCTGCCCAAAAAGATGCAAATCTTGGCTGTGAACCTTGATAAACAAGGTTGTTTGGATTATCTATATTTCCATTAGTAAAAAAACAAGCATCATAGAATATTTTAGTTACACAAGGAAAATCACCTATTGTTGCATCTTGATTTAAAAATAATCTAGCAAAACTACCTGCTCCTTGTGTTTGACCATAACTAAGATTTGTAGCTGTTATATGTAAGCCACTATTTTCATCATTATTTTGTATCATATCAATAGGAAATTTAGCAGATTCTTCATACCCATTGTAAAATTGCTTCCAATTCTCATCAATAACATCAGCTCTTATTTCTTCTGTATCTAATTCATAAGCATCATTAACTTGTGTGGGTTGCCAAAACTTTAACACATCACCCTCATTAGGTCCATTATCCCAAAATTCATTATATATATCTTGTGCCATTGACTCGCTGTTATCAGTTTCAGAATCTAGAAATATAGCTATATTATTTATGATTGTTTGCATACTACCATCATCATTTTTATAACCAATAAACTTATTATTTGAAGCTTGAAAATAATCACTTTGATGATTAAGATTTTTAGCGTAAAATGTTGCATCTACTATAGGTCTATACATTCGTGATGGTATAGCAAATGTTTCTTCTTCATCACCTTCTTCAGTTGTATCTATATATGCATCAGCATTTAATATAATATTTGCTGAATTATCACTTGTTGCATTGTTAAAATTGTAAAACTCCAAATCTTCTACTTCATAAATGCCACTACCAAAATGTTTAGGTCCTTTTTCGTATATTGAAACAAAACCATCTTTGTATGCACTTAAATATTTGTTTTGTCTTAAATATCCATTTTCTACTAATGGATGACCTTCTTTAATTGCAGGATTTTGATAGTAATCAGTTCCTGACCAAAAACCAAATATTTCTTTATTAGGCTTATCTATTTCAAGTGTATCTAAACCTTTCTTAATTGTTGGACTATTATCTACATAACCATACACTAAAGGGTAAGGTTTACCAATGTCATCATGTTTATATTGTAATTCATCTTCTACTAATGTAGATGGTATTGTAGTTTTAAGTTTTTGTTCAGTTAAATCTTCTAAAGTAAGTTTAATGTCATTTTTAGATTGATTATAACGCCTAATAGTACCTGTATAGACAAGTAAACAATCATCTAGGGTGTCTAGTCCAGTAGCAGCATAATACACTTGTACTACTGCATTTAGTAGACTTGGAATATCATCTGAAAAAATCTTACCATTATAGGGAGCATTTGATATAGACAATGATACATTAGAAATTGTGTATTTATTGTTTATAATGTCTGCTTTTGAAACTATTTGGGGAGTGTTTAAAAGTAAAGGTAAATACCCTGAATATGTACCATCTAGATTTTTGATTGACGTTTCTTTTATTGATAAGTTTATTGATTCTGCATCATCAGGAATAGTATCATCTATCTGATAACCTTTATAAATTTTAACTAAAGGATATAAAGATGTTCTTGATCCTGGTCCTAATGCTTGTTTAAACTTTGCTGGTAATTGTAACATTAACCTATCCCAAAATCACTACCCCTACGGACAGCTTCTTTAATTTGCTCTGCAAGTTCACCTTCTACAAAATCTTGTGTCATAACATTTCCTGATACATTTATTACTACATTACCACTAGCTGTACCACCACCTCTATTCATTTGATTAAGAGTTTCTAGTCCAATAGATTCTACAGCTCTTCTACTCATTACAAACTCACCACGTTCTGCTTCTATTAAAGTGCCACCTTCTGAATGTCTTCTACCACCTACATAACCACCATCTTCAAACTGTAAAGCACCACCAGGACCTGTAGGTTTACTTCCACCTCCACCACCAGCACCCATTTTACCCATAGAATTTTCTATTTGTGCTACAGCAGCCAATCCTGATACTAATATTGCAGCAGCTTTAACTGGTGTTTTTAATGCAGCAGTAAAGGCTTCGTATGTGTTTATAATAGCAGATAATTGTGAAAGTCTAGCAGCAACTTTTGCTCCTTCTTTATGTTGTGAAGCAGCAAGACCTAAAGCATCTAATAATTGTACAGTAGAATCTTTTTCTGCTTTATTTCTAAATATAGATAGTTTATGTGTCTTACCATCTAAATCTTCTACCTCTTCTTTTTGTACTTTTAAATTATGAATAGCTATAGCAAGTTCATTTGTAAGACCTATTTCTTCTGCTATTTTTTCTAGCTTTAATATTTTTGTATCTATTTCTTTTAATTCTGTTTGTGTTGTTTTTTCTAAAACTTGAGAAAGTATACCTTCTTCTTCTGATAGTAATTGCTTTAATTCTTTTTCTTTTTCAAATAAAGCGTTTAACTCTCTTATTCTGTCAGCGTGTTCTGTAGATATAACAACACCTTTAGCTGCTTGTTCATTTAAAAACATTTGAGCAGCACTTACACCTTGAACTTTTGCAATTCTTTTTTCTAGTCTTGCTATTTGATTAAGACCTATAGATTTGCCTTCAGTTACAATAAAATCTTCTAATTCATCTTTTAAAGCTTTCTGTGCTTCTTTTACATCGTTTATATTAATACCATATCTATCCATAAGCTCATTAGCAAGTCTTTGTTGTTGTATATCGCCATCAGTATTGTATTCTCGCATAGATACTTTAAGTTTATCCATTTCTTTGCGAACTTTTGCTTGAGCTTTACTAAAGTCTAGGTTAGTTCCTGTTAAATCAGCCAATCTTTTTTCTAACATTACTATTGTTTCTTGTAATACTTTAAATTCTGTTTCAGGCATTAATTTAATAGGTTCAGGTGTAGCTACTGGTTCAAAAGTTAAATCGACAGGCTCTAAAAATAAATTTTCATTAAGTTGTTGACCCATAGCTTTTGTTTGTTCATCAGAAGTTTTTCTTAACTTTTCTAATTCATCTTCTATTTGACCTATTGTAAATAATTGTATTTGTTTATTATATTCAGTCAGCTCTTTGTTTAAATCTGATATTCCTTGAGTTGCATCATCAGTATCTTCTTTTGATGGAAATATTTTATTCCATATATATCCAAGAGCTTCAAATGCCAGTAATGCAATTGCAAAAATTTTAGAAGCTCTTATAAAACCTTTTGTTGCTTTTGTAGCAAAATCCATAGCAGTACCAAATGCTGTTGTACCTGCTTTAACTTTTATAAATTTACTTGAAAGTAAAGTAAGAACAGTTGCTAACCCAGCAAAAAATGTTTGTAAATCAGTTAATGGTTTTAATAAAGTTATAGTAATTTTTGCAAATGCTTTTACTACAGGCATTAACTTTTGACCCAATATAATAGCTGTTTCTTCAAATTCAGCACTTAATGCTTTCATTACATTAGCATAAGAGTCTGCTGTTCTTATTGCATCACCTTGTGCATCTGATGAATCCATTTGTAGTATTGCTAATCTTGCTAAAATCTTTTCTTGATCAGTAAGTGTTTCACCTGCTTCAATAAGACCTTGGTCCATAGCAACCTGTTGCATTCTAGCTTCAGATATTACTATACCATATTTTCTTACTGTTTCATGGTTGCCTACAAGAGCAGAGTTAAAATCTCTCATAGCATCAGATTCAGATACGTTATTGAAAGATGCTACGTCTATTGCAGTTTTTACTATTTCTTTTGATAAATTGGCAGCTTCGTGCCTTAACATACCCATAGGTACAAGTATATCCTGTACTGAGGCAGTCATTTGAATTAAACTAAATCTTGACCTTCCTGTTGCATCTGATGTTTGTTGTGCAAAATCTAATACAGAATCTGTACTTGCTCCAAACACTACTGAAGCTTTAGCCATTTGCTCTTCAGCATCACCAGCCATGTTAGCTAGTTTTAATAAAGATGCAGCAAATAAACCTGAAGCAAATGATGCAAGAAGCATTTGTGACCTTAGAACAGAGAATGTTCCACCAACATTTCTAGCTGCTTTTTGTTGTGCAAGAAATCCATCTGCTGTTTTCTTTTGTGCTACAGTTAAAGGTCCTGAAGCACCAACTAACATTCTATTGTTAGCTGCTAATTGTTCTACTTGTTTATTTAATGATTTTACTGCTGCTATTACACCAGGATGACCCTGTGCAGCGAACTTTATATTAATTTTATTTGACATTCTTTGCCTTTGCTTTCTGTTTTGCTTTACTTATCATCATGCCTTCTTTTTTTGCAAATGCATTTTTAATTGCTATAAATCTTCTAACCCATTTTGCAGGTTGTTCTCCATATGATCCAGGGAATGGAGGTGTACCACTATTTACACAATATGTGTATCTTTCTACATCTCTACTAATCTCTTTAGTGTAGAAATGATTGGTACAAGTAAAGAATGGTAATTGAGCAATAATTGATTTATCCTCATCAAAATTCGTTCCATTTGCATTACTTTCCCTAACTTCTTCTTGTAAAAGCCATATAACTTCCCATACATCATCCATAGAATTAAATTCTATTTCTTTTCTTTTACCATCTATTGCTATAGGTGGTATAGCTTTGTAAGGAAATTGGTGGCAAGAACACCCCCCACACCCATCACTTATTAGTGCTATTTTGAGTTGGAGGGTTTCCCTTCCCCCTGATTCATAAACTCACTTTGCATAACAGAGAATATTTCTACTTTTTCTTCAAAAGTTATATCTTTGAGAAACTTATCTGATGTATCACCATCTAATCCTAATCTAATCCACTTTGTCATTGTAGAGTGCATCATTTTAATTTTAGTTGGATTCCCATCTTTGTCCATTTCCCATTCAATAGCATCCATCATCTCATCTTGCTCATCTATAGAAACGTTTTTTAGTTTTAATTTTCTACCTGATTTGAGTTCAAACTTCATGTATTTATTTCCTTATTATTTTATTAAGCTAAAGTAATATCAAGCACATTGCCTGATTCTTTGTTTAGTGCCTTCATTTCAACATCTAACATCATTATATCACCTTCGTTGTAGGCAACATTAGTTAATACACCACATGGTATTGAAATAGATGCATTAGCAGCAGTTGTTTGTGTTAAAGTAAACAAATCAGCAGCATCATGTGTTGATTGTGTGTCAAATTCAGCAGGTAACTCCATAGTTACACTATCCAATTTAACTGTAGCATTCATTGTAATTGCTATTTCTTCACTTCTACCAAAACAAGCATAACCTGCTCCTTCGTCAACACCTGTATAAACAGCTGGACTATCAATTGTTACTCCAAATGATGATAGTATTGGTGAAGTTTTACTTGCAATTTTAACTGCTGAAACATCAATACCTGACATATCAATATGATTAGCATCATAAGCTGTGCCTGATACTGCTGTATTATCTGTAAGGTCAGGAACTCTACCTGAACTTATTGTAGCACTAAACTTATATTGACCACCATCTGTACCCATATCAGCGTTTAATGTAAAGTTAGTACATAAACATCCTTTTAAAACTATGTTCTGTGCATCACTTCTATCAGGTGATTGTATTACTAATGTAAATGTTTTGTTTTCTTCAGAAGCTCCATATCTACCTACTGTTGCAGATGGTGCAACACCTATTGTTACATCACCTACTGATCCTGGATTTAAAGCCATTGCTGTAACACTTTGCATTAACATTACATGACCACCATCTTTATGAAATGTTCCTGATAAAGACAATTCTACTGCTCTCATATCATTATCTTGGAAAAAATCATCAATATGTGCGACTCTGCCTGTTTGACTTCTTACATTTGAAACTTGATTTACATTTAGTCCTGGAAAAGAAACTGAATCTACATCTAACTGATATACATTTGCTGTTGATGTTAAATCGGTTGGTGTGCCTGTTGCTCCTGTTTCCTCAGATACAAACACCTTAAAATCTTTTGGTGAAAATACTGACATCTATTTATCCTCCTTCTTAGGTTGCTTTTTTTCAGCACCTACTGTTTCTACTTTATCTTTAATGAACTTGTTTATTTCGTCAAGTTCTACTGTTTTCCCTTGTTCTAGAGCAATCCAATCTTTATATGATAAACCACAATGATTATCCATAGATGATAGATGTACTCCTTTTTTTAGTTTTACTTTCATAAAACCTCCTATCCTACATTTGCTAAATGTTGTCCAATCCAAGTCAACTGCACAACATATTCGTTTTCGTCATCTAAGGCATTTAGCTCAGTTGTTTGAATACGACAATTAAAACATCTAGAGCTGTCAGCGAGTGTCATTGAGATGTTATCGTGTATTAATGCCTCAATCCTTGATGTTACTCTTAGAACTTGATCTAATGCATTTTTATTAACATTAGGTTCTGAAAAGTAATAATACATATCTATTGTAAATTCTCTTGTTTCGGCAGATATATCATATTTCAATAATTCACTACCTATAGGGTCTAATCTTAAAAACTGTGTACCAGCATCTTTAGTTTCATGTCCAATATACACAGGCAGAGTAGACTTAAATTCTGTTCTAATTATACCTCTTAATTTATCAAGAATACCCTTAAAGTTGTTAGTAAAAGTTATAGCCATTAATATCTTCTTCCGTTACGTCTAATTCTTGTCATTTTTACAGCTTTACCACTAGAAGCATCTACATCTTCATATCTTCCAAAACATTCTATTTCCCATTCATCGTTTTGAATTGCATCTGTATTACCAGCAAACCTTATTTGTAAACTTCCAGCTAAAGGTTGATAATCACCAC